GTCTCAGGGACCGTGAGTGATTAGGCTCTAAACCCTGCAAACGAGTTACAGGATAACTCAGATCGAGTGAGTCAATCACGGTCCTGCCTGCCTCAAGAACTGAGGCAAGTCAGTAAGCTCAGGCCATCCTCCTCTTCGGAGTGATAATCCAGCGGAATCTGCATCCCATAAGGACGCACTACATAGCTTGTTGAGACACAAGCTTGTACCCTCCTCTGCTGGAAGACCCTGCCTGCTGATCTGGCGGTAAGTCGCTCGTAAAGATCTACTGGTTTGATCGTAAGATCATCCCAGAACTCCTTTGCGCCGAACTTCGGCCGTACCACTCGATCCTGCTCTAGTAAGTAGAGGCCAAGGGGACCATGTCCTTTTCCCTTGGAGCGCCTCCAGAGCCTGTGAAAGTTTCCCCTTGACTTGGGCAATTTCACCAAATCATAGCCTGAATCCCATTTACCGTCATTCCATGGATTTCTCCATAGATGACTGGTAATTGAGGTCGGATCAGGGATCCAGGCACTCCACTCATCTGGTATAGAACTGGTTTTCACCACAGAATGGCAGTAGGGGATGATCTTCGTCTTGGCAACCTGTTGCCAGCGAGCTTGCATCTGAGCCTGAGGCCGACCGGGGTCAATGAATTGACTTCGGTCGCTCTTAAGCAAATTTGCCAGCTCAAGCTGACGGAAGGAGAACCTTCCAGGGTCAAGCACGAGATCACCCCGAACCACCGCCTTGTGGAAAAGACCAGTACCACCCAAATGCTTGGGAAGGAACCAGTTCATACCCTCCGGGACATCGTCCAATAAAGAACGGTGATCACGGATAAACCACATAGCAGCAGTCGGCATCTCTTCCTTAGGGAAAGCCCCTAGGAATTCGTCCGAAAGACTACCAAGGTCCCGCCACGTGCGGAGCTTGCCACCCTTTGGATCATAAGGACCCACATGACCGAGGTTGATGAACGGCACGGATTCGAACCGTCCCAACAACCTACGAAAGATCTGGGAGTTAATCTGAACCCACCAAGCGGAGACATAGGTCTTCCCCATGCTTGGTTCAAGGCCCCCAAATTTGGCTAGATCCTGCCAAATTTTGAAGGCATTCAGAGTCGCGGTGAAAGCCGCGTCGTCGCCATTACAAAGAAGGCGTAACTCACGCAGAGTCGTGTTAAAGATCTGGTCGACCTCAGCCCAGGAAGGCGAGGACAACGACCGGACCCGGTCCTCAAGGATGGCTGCCCTACAATAGGCAGCGTTTAAGAGATTGAGAAAAGGGAAACTTACAGGAGAACCCATGAGTTGGCCATTCCTTTGCTGACGGAAAAACTTCCGACTTAGGCCATCGCCTATGTCTTCCATCTCTTCGTAGTCAAGATAATGACCAATCAAGGCCCTCACCGTAAGAGAGGTGAGCCAGTGAGGCATGCGCACCTTCCGACACGCACGCTCAGCGGCATACTGACAATACCTCGAGAGAAGATTGTCAGTCGCGGCCTTGTAATCAGCCGACACATACACCTCCCCCTCATCACAAAAGCCTAAGCGTTCCATGATGGCAGCCGATGCTGGCTGTCCCACGAGGGTAAAGCAAGGGTGCTCCTTCAAGGCCTGCCAAAAGAACTGTTGGACAGGACGAAGCAGCCAGTAACTAACGGCGGGGCCGCATGTTACAACCCTTACCTTCAAAGGTTCGCAGATAGCTATTGGGGAAGCGAGGAACATCTTCGCTTCTTGATCCACCGTATCCCACACCCAGTCAGCAAAGGCCTCCTGGACGTCTTCACATGTCCCAGGCGTATAATAGTGTCCGAAAGCGGACAGGATGATACGCTTGGTGTCACGATCAGGACGCCAAGGATGCCTCGGCAGAATGAGTGCAGATTCCGGCCACCAAGTGGCGGGATCAACGGTCGAAGGATCAATTTCATCTCGAGAGAGTGCGCCATCGTGAGGTGTTCCTTCCTCACCGGACTGAGCTTTGCTCCCATCCCCAGCCTCGGAATCCGAGGGAACGGGGGACCCGGTAACCGACTCACCCGAAAGCCTGAGTTCCATCTCAGGTGGGTGAGCCTGTCCCAGTGATTCACTCTCTTCATAGCAAGCGGGGTATAGGGGCCATTCCCCATCCTTCAGAACGAGCGGAAAACGTTCGGCTTGCGAGACCCAATAGGTGGGGTCCTCTTTAGAGGCCTCCACAGCCATTTGCCAGCCTGATCGGACATAGCTGGCGGCACCCCCACAGTGTTGTGAACCTTCACCGGGGAGGCCATAATGGCCCTTAATTGAGGGGAACGGGATGGAGTGAGGGAAGTGGAATCTCGACTTCTCGAAAACTTCCTCGATCACATGATCGAGTGAGTCTAAGAGTGCCAAGTCTCTCCAGTCCCCATCATCTTCAAATCCCGATGGCCGCGGAGTTATACCATCTGCGGTCAAGCCCTCCCTGTGAGAACAGAGAGTGGCTTCAACCATGGTTTCATCAACGCGGTACATACCTTTCTTCAAGTTCTGAAAGGTCTGGGCTTTCCTGAGTGCACCCCTCTTAACTGGGGAGGTCAACAGGGAGATCCGTACCCGCGCGGCGAGTCGACGAACGAACTCTCTGGTCCTTCCTGAAAGGATCCAAAAGAGCCCGCCCGTCCACCCTTCCGGCTTTTTCGGTAACTCCTGGTTGGTCATATAGCTAAAGAGCCCCGCACACCAGTACTTTAAGTAACTGGCGATACGGCTCTCAAGAGCTAATGGTCCCCAGCGGTCTATCCAAGTAGA